ATTTCTCAGTTGAGCAGCACGTTGCTTTTCGCGATCACCAGGTTGATATGGTTTTCTTTTCGCTGCTGCTTCGCGAGAGATTCTCATTTGATCATCAATGCTCAACTCTTTTCTCTCAGAGAATTGTCCAAATGTCAAGAGCGAGGTTTCAGTTTCTGCGATTTTTTCTGTGCTTTCTTCTGAAACTTCTTCTTGACTGACATAGGCTGTTTCCTCCGTAGATACTGTTGTTTCATCACCAAGATCTTCACTACGACGTTTTTTGTCGCACTTCTTACAATCACAGTCATCACCATGATTGTTTTTAATTTTATCGACAGTGATTGCACCACCCTTTGACATTTTAGGTAGAGTGCCACAACCACCTTCCATCATATCCTTCAACTTAGGATTGATCTTAACTTTCGTTTTCTTTTCGGATAACTCTTTAAAACTCAGCATAATCAACCACCATAGTTGTCGCGTGCTTTTTCGTCACCCATCTTCTTGAAACGCTCGTTTTCTTTCTGACGGGCAATAGCAGAGACAATCTTATTAGACTTGTTCAATGCATCTTCTTTCTTCTTACCTTTAGAAGAAAGTCCTGTGCGAGCAAGATTGCCTGCACGACGATACATCTTATTCTCCTTGGAGCGATCAATCTCCTTGTAACCTTCTTCGATTACATTTTCAATCTCTTGAATAGAGAAGAGACCAGACTCGTAAAGACTTGCAATCTTGTCATAGTCCTCACCAAGACGCTTGGCAAGTTTACCACTACCGCTGGATACTGCACGGGCAGTCTTACCAACTGCTTTCTTCAGACCTTTCTTAACTGCACCACCGATTTTGCTGAGAAGACCAGGACCCTTCTTCTTAGATTGCATACGCGATCTTGCTTCAGATCCTGCATCTCTCTCCCCGCCACCACCAGAGGAAGAACTGCTGCTAGACGAAGTGCCTCTGGTTTTCGCCAACAGTGCGTCTAACTTACCACCTGTACCGTCGTCATCGCTAGAGGAAGACTTGGGTGCTTCTTTCTTCTTCTCAGGACGAGACATTGCTGCTCGCTTCTGCTTGATTCGTGCTGCTTGGAATTCACCAACTGCCTTACCAGCATTTCTAGTAACGGATTTACCTGCTGCCTTTGCACCTGCCTTGAGTTTAGAACCCGCTGCTTTAGCAGCAGACTTCATACGCTCAACACGGGAAGGACGATTCTTCTTAGCAGCATCCTTAGATGCCTTGACTGCAGAGTCATAATACTTGTCACTTGCTTCATCCAGAAGTTCTACTTCCTCAAGTGCTTCACAGATTTCAAGAAGGTCTCCCTCATCTTCTGCCAGTTCGCTGATGAGTTCTTCAAAGAATGCAATCAGTTCTTCATCAGTTGCCTCATCAATTTCTTCCATGTCAGCAATCTCTTCATCACTGAAGTAGAATGCTTCCTTCTTCATTGCTTCCTTTTCTTTACGAATAGCAACTGAAGACTTTTTCTTAGGCATATTGGGATAGTAGGTCTTACCAACTTCTGCCTTATCTACAACCTCACCAGTCTTAGCATCCCTGTGCATTCCTGCCTCGGAAACTTCTTCCACTTCTTCTTTCTTCATCGCTTTGGCAATTGCCTTGCGACGTTTTTTCAGATACTGGTCAGATGAATCAGAATCTCCATCATTGTCCACATCGGCATCTTCCTGTCCAACGGGATCTAATTTCTTCTTTTCGTCGAATTGTTGTACCTTTTTCAAGGCATCCGACATATCAGGTAATTCGTTTAGATTCATCTTACTTAGTAACCTTGTCCTTTTTATTTATCTTGCGAATGAACTCACCAGGAGTTAACTTTCTCATATAGTTAGCGAGATCATCTGTACCACCTTCACCTGCAGGAGTATAATTGAAGAATTTGATATCATTTCTCTCAACAAGATCCTTCAACCAGGAGCGGTAAATACCATCACGCTCATCAATGCTGATGACATAATTGCTACCACGACTAACAACCTTACTAACGATCCCTGTGTTAATGTTCTCAACAAAAGTTCCTACCTCAAATAAATCTTGATTGAAATACGCCTCACGAAGACCTTTGGGATCTAACTTAGGAGCAATCTCATGGAGTTCATAAGATGCTTCTGCAAAATCATCAAACTCTTCTACTTGCATTGCCTGACGTAATGTCAAGTATAACTTCTCAGTGCCTTCTTTACCAAGACCTTTTGACATTCCTTTACTAAATGTATCAAAGTCATCCTCTGCTGCCGCTTTACGAAGTTTAGATGCAGACATACCCTCTACGCCTTCAGCGTCAGGGTCTCTACCACCCGCACTTACCACTTTGATTTCGTCGAATGTATATAAGTCTCCGTTGTATTTTTGTGCAAGACTATTAAACTCGCTAACCCTGTCACCTCCCACAACAATATTAACTGAACTATACCCGTCAGCATCGAGGGCACTAAGAACATCAAAGATAGTACGCATGTCGGGACTATCAACAATCGCATTGGCATGATCTGGATATGCCTGCCGCATATATTTAATTTTAGTCCCCGCATCAAGGGGGTTCTTCTTAGGATCCTCCGACCTTGAGGGGTATACTCGATACTCTCCTCCACTGGTTTTTGCCTCTTTTGCTACTTTGTCTAGAAGCTTCTCGTGACCAATAGTAGGTGGATTAAATCTTCCAAATGTAATAGATATTGAACCTTGATCGACCGTACCCGAGCCATCTCCAGTTTCTTCTTCTCCATTTGCTTGGGTTGGTGCTGCTGCTTGTTGGGGATCAACTCGTACTAATTTTCCATCCTTAGACATATGGGTAACTTCGCCACGTTCATTGGCGTATCTACCATACCCGATATGCTTAAGTTTTAATTTCTCTGCAGATTTTGCTGCAAAAGATCTCTCGGCTTCAGTTAGGAAAGCACTGAACTTTTTCATTCTACCAATTCTTACTAAGATTAAAGTTTGCTTTACTAAAGGTCAATCGATCGACAAGTTTGTAAGGATTGGTTGAAACGGTAACAAACCCCTCATGACTGGCGGGTTTCCCATCGATGTAACATTCAACATTTCCATTTACAACAATCGCATCGAGTAGACGCTGTTTCAGTTGGAAGAGTTTGTGCCACACCTTAAAGGTAGTCACATTGACTTCTCCCTTATATTTAGCATCCAGTGTGATATACAACAATTCAGCACTAGGAATGCTGCCAGTGCGAATAAATTTATTAACATGATTCTTAAGTTCTGCAGTATGTGCCACCTTACAAAAAGGAATCAAAGCAGCAATCTCAACAGCATCTTTCAGAAGATTGGGTCGATTGATTTCAGCATTCATCGTGTCGATGAATTTGCAAGTCATAGTATCTTGCATAGTCACACCGATATGTGCCTCTGCATCAGGAGAAACTTCAGTATAAAAGGTGTGAGGTGCTAGAATAATTTGTTTATTAATCGCATAGGGAAAGTGATACTCCACAGTATTAGGACGATAAACAGACCCCCCACCGACACCGATCCAATCAGCTTGGACAATACCACTGATACGAGGAAGATGGCGCAGACATAGACGAAGGATATCTGCAACATGCCCCTGATGATTCTTCTGAATGTCCTCATAATCGTAATTGATTTTGACTTGACGTTTGTTGAATACAGACTTAGTGCCAACAAAGAATTGACCGTTCTCAGGATTGGTCCCAAACACGATAGCAGGAGCACCGTCCCACTTCGTGCTGAGACTCTCAAAACTCAGCATCTCCTTGAGAGCAGCAAACGCTACCCTACGACCATCGAAGATAGAATCTTCAAAATGCTCAAGGTGTTTGTTAGGCAAGGAACCCTCTGTCTCTATACCATTATTATAGCATGTCAAAGTCGAGTCGCACATAGTCTTGTGCCAGTTTCTAAAGTGTCAGTAAATTTTCAAGAAGGGTCCGTTAGAGTCCCCAAATTCCTTCTTTGCACCATAGTATAGCGCAGTACACCATTCTGTCATCTTTTTCTTTTTATCAATTTGCATCCAAATATGTGCCCATTCCATAGCAATCAATTTAGAAGAAAATCTACCACCAGAACTTCTATCCGCTTTTTGAGTTTCATAATTGATAGCGTAATCTAAAACAGACTCAATACCTTCAGCAATTTTTGCACCACCTTCGTATACAGCAACCTCACCAAAGTCAACCATTCTAGAACTCTTTAATTTATTAAATAAATCAATCCAATACTTTTTATCAGCATCATTCCACTTACCCACTGGTGGAATGTGACGATGCTTTGCCGCAGAAGTTGGGCGATCAAGATTTAAACTACCCAAAAACTTGTCTAGAGCAACACTAGATACTTTTCCCAACTTAGCACCAGCATCTTTACCTTTGGGTGTTAAGTCGGTTTGAACTAGATTTCTTTCTTTTGAATATTGAAAATTTCTAGATTGTCCATGAATTTGCCCACCCTTTTGAGTTTGCATATCAAATCCAAGTTCGCCAGTATCAAATAAAAATTGCTTTTTCTTACCTAAAGTTAAAGTACACTTTAGAGAACCAGGAACAACTGTAATAACAGCGGGTTGTCCAGTTCCGCCGCCTGCATTTGCAACTTCAGCAGATGCAGTTTTCTTTTTTGTAGCAATTGCTTTTAAAGAAACTCCAATCAAAACTTTTTCTTTGAGTGCTTCTCTCATGTAAGCATTGAGGAGAGTGAGTTTTGCTTCTTTACTCATCCCCTCAATATTTGTTAATTCTTTAATTGTTCCTTCAACAACACGTTTTTGATTCCTTTTTACCAATACAATATCCATGGGATTCCAACGATCCTTCACAGATACACCACATTCTCGTTTAGCAATATCTTCAATGTAAGGCATTATTCCAGTATCTCTGGAATATTCATACCCCTTACTTGAACCTAAAAATTTTTTTAGTGCTGCGGTTTGTTTTGCATATGTTGATCTCCACTCTGCACCAAATCCATCATAGATTTTTCTCATCTCTGCATCAGTCGGTTCTTTACCCCTTTCAATTACAGACTCAAAAAAATATCTAGAACCATTTTCTTGTTTGGCAGTTTCCCTAGCATTTGTTGCCATTCTAATTTATGAGATCGTCAACAATATTTAGTTGAAGTTATGCAAGTTGTGCCAAACAGTTTCAATGTGCATGTTACCCTTAAAGTAACCAGCAACGATGACACTAAGTGTCGCTGCTATCACTCCCAGAAACATCAGAACTGGAATGGTGTGCGAGTCGTTCGGGGTCGTCATTTACTGAAGGGATAGTAGGGTTTCGTGAACAGTTTTTGATTACAATAAATGCATCTTTATTGTACTTGCGGGTGCCTTTAACAGGTGCCCACTTGGTGCCAGCACCATCAATCTCATAGACTGAAGTGCCACCAATTTCAACATGAATGTCATCATGACTAACATCCCATCCGAGAGCGGCAATGGCATCGACGAGTGATTCTTCAGTATACTTCATTTACCAACTCCATAGTCACCACCTTTTTTAGCATTCTTTTTTTCAAGTTCACGAATAGTTTCATGCAATCTTTCTACTGCTTTGGTAACTTCAGGAGTTTCATCCCATTCCCAGGTGTCACTACCAATTGTCGTTGTTCGTTTAGTCATCTATGGGTCCTTCAAAGTAGTTTATGTTCAAAAGCAATTTATATTGTGAATCAGTACAACTGTATCCGACATGCAAAATATCAGAATCAAAAATAACAATTCGATTTTCAATACATTCAACTATATCACCATTTTTAAATTTAGTAAATCCGTTGTTGGTATTAAAGTAAAAAATTGCAGTCTTACA